CATGCAGGTCGTGCATGCACCGGCGCATGGCAGGCCAGGAGACGTTCTGCTACCGCTACCCGCCCACTGTATTGCTCGTGCCGATGCCCGGCCCGAAGGGTCAGGTGGCTCCTGGCTTCCAGTCGGTCTATCCAGCCGTCAATCCCGACATGCCGTGTGGCGAGTACGCTCGGTCCGAGGTTTTCGCGTCCGAGGAAGTTCAGACGTCGGTGCTCGGGGAGACGCGGCAGTGATGTTTGGTCTCGGCGTCGTTGCCGGATTTCTCGCTGGCTGGATCGCCGCGGCGCAAGTCATGCGCTGGCTACATAACCGGTCGCGGCCGCGGGCGTTTGGAGTACGGAAGCGATGAGCCTTGTCATAGCTTTCGTTGCGGTCGGCGTAGTCGTTTCGCTCGATTTCGGACTGGGGCTAGGCGCATTGTTTACGATTTGTTTTTTCTGGGGCGCAGGAGCTTTCGGATGAGCGAACTTGATGATCTCGAGCGCGAGTTGCTCGAAGCAGCGGACACGTGGTTCGCACAGAGCCTGCACCTGAAGCTGCAGCATTTGATCGCGATTGCGCGGGCGGGCGAAGCGGCGCTTCGTGCGCAGCAGGCGTCAGCGGCGACAAAAACTCCGCCAGGCTTTAAGATGCCGCCGAGCGATCCGGTCGATCAGCCGGCCGCGCCGCGTTCGTCGCCGGGCGGCGGAGCGGCCGCTTCGGTTTCGCCGTCGAAGTTCTGCGAACCGGCGGACATGCATGGGAACGGCGAATGACGCGGCATTGGCGCGACAAGGGCGACGACGCCAAGCGCTACCACGTCACGATCGCCGTCTCGTCCAAGCTGCGCGATCGGCTGTGGGCGTTCGCCGAGTTGCTCGGTCGGCCGCCGACTGTCGTGGCCCATGACCTGATCGACAAAGGCGTCCCGGCGGCGGTCGACGAGAAGCATGGAGCGGCAGGATGACGATTATCTGCATCAAGGACGGCGTTGTCGCTGCCGACGGGTCCACTTGGCAGGCGAACGGCGCGATTCTTGTGTCGAAGACGACGCGTAAGTTGTGTCGTGCGCAGGATGGCGCTGTTGCGGGTTGCGCCGGCGGGTCGATGAACACACAGCGGTTTCGTGATTGGTTCGTCGGCTCCCGGTCTTACGATCGTCAGCAGACGCCGCCGGTGTTCAATAAGGACGCGGGGTTGTCAGCGGTGTGGCTGGAGCCGAATGGTGAGATGTGGCGTCTTGATGGGGCAGGCCAAGCTTATCGGCTTGAGGGCCAGGACGTCGCCGTGGTCGGCGCTGCGGGGGAGATGGCGTTGGGCGCTATGTACGCCGGAGCTTCGGCTGAGCAGGCTGTTCGAATCTGTGTCGAGCGCAGCGACGCTGCTGGCGGCGAGGTATTCGTTGAGCAGCTTGCGCCTGTCGGCAAAGAGCCGGCGGCGGGCGAGAAACATGAGACGCTATGATGAGCCCGGAATTGGAAGACCTACTGCGCCGATTGAAGGCCAAGGTTGAGGCGATGACGCCAGAGCAGCGCGCGGAGATGCTGCGTGCGCAAGGCGAGTCGTGGGCGCGCTCTGAAGCGGCGTGGCCAAAGCCGAAGTACGAGTGGCGCAACGGCGTCAAGGTCTACGCGTCCTACGAAGATTACTGCAACGACTGAGGCGACAAATGGCTGACAAAGTCGAGAAGCTGGCACGGATCATCGCTCGAGCCGTCACCGGGCTTGACGCTGATACGCGTGTCTACCCGTCCGAGCCTTATCGAGTCGTTGGCATACACGGCTACGCTTTGCCGGCCGAGGAATTTACGCGGTCACTGTGGTTCTCGTTCTCCCGGGTGGCACAGGCTGTGCTCGACGCTGGCTTCGACTGCGCCGACGAGTCGGCAGCCGAGCAGGTCCCGAACGACAAACCGGCTACCGATACACCGGACAGCTTGCCAGTCACCGAGGCCGTCGCGTGGAGCGAGATCGATCGCGACGCGAAGCAGACGGTGAACGACGCGTGGCGCGAGAAGATGGGGTTGGCATGAAGAAGTACATTGTCGAGATCGCGAAGATCGCGTGGCTGATGTGGACAAGCCGGCACGACGGTTTCACCGATGAGCGTGTCAAGGCTTTGCGGCTGAAGAGCCGCAGCCTCGGCGATCGTCTCAAGTTGGTGCGCATGTGGGCCGACGTCGGGAAGTGGGCGGCGAAGGACGTCGTGATGATTGGACCGTGTTACCCAGTCGATGAGTCGAAGGGGCCATACCTCACGTCGGAATTTGTCGACTGGGCCAAGGTCGGAGAGATGCATAAATCTGCGCTCTACTTTATGTCGAAGAGAACTGACTGATGGCGCCACGCGCAAGGAAATGGCTCAAGCTGCTCGAGGAGTTCGTCGCCGAGCTCCGCATCAAGTCGAAGGAAATTGTCTCCACCGACGAGCGCGGCGCGAAGCTGGAATTGTGGGAGAGCCAGCATCGTTTTCTCCGGGTAATCGGCCAAGGCCTCGACGATGACGTCCATTCATTCAACATATTGAAGTCACGACAACTCGGCATAACCACCATTTCGTTGGCGATCGATGTCTTCTGGTTGGCGGTTCACGCTAACCTGATTGGCTGTCTTGTCACTGACACCGAGAAGAATCGTGAGGTTGATCGCAGCATCATCGAGGGCTACGTCGCTTCGTTCCCGGAGGGGTACTTTGGCGAAGCGTTCAGCATCGTTCGATCGAACCGGCAGATGCTGCAATTCTCGAATGGCTCGCGGCTCGACTTGCTGGTGGCCGGCACCAAGAAGAAATCGATCAGTTGGGGCGAGGGCCAAGGCTACGCGCTGATGCACGCTACTGAGGTTGCGGCGTTTGGTGATGTTGAAGGTTTCAAGTCGCTCGAAGAAGGTCTTGCACAGAACAATCCGAACAGGCTGTTCATGCGTGAGTCGACCGCCAAGGGCATGAACCATTGGCGTACGCGCTGGATGGCGGGGCTCAATGATCTGACCGAGCGCTCGTTCTTCATCGGCTGGTGGGCCGGCGACAATAACCGCATCACGCGCGGCGATCCGCGCTTCTCGGCCTACGGGCTTTCGCCGCCGACCGGCGCCGAAGCGAAGATGCTCAAGGACGTGGAGAAGCTTTATCAGCACCGCGTCACGACCGAGCAATTGGCATGGTTCCGTTGGAAGCAGACCAAGGCCGGCGCTGAGCAGAATCTCCTCGAGCAAAATCAGCCGAGCACCTTTGAGGACGCGTTCGTCCAGACCGGCTACAGCTTTTTTCAGGTCGCGGTGATCGGCCAGGACATGAAGCGGATGCAGGACGATCAGCCGATCTTCGATGGCTATCGCTATGAGGTCGACGGTGACTTCTTCCACTTCAAGATGATCACAATGGACTCGAACGTCGACGATGTCGACGACGTCGAGCTCAAGGTGTGGGAAGAGCCGGTCGACGGCGCGCAATATGTGATCGGTTTCGATCCGGCCTACGGCCGAAACGACCACAAGGATCATCATGCAATTCTGGTGTTCCGCTGCTTCGCCGATAAGATGGTGCAGGTCGCCGAGTACATCACGGCTGACGTCGAAACCAAGCACGCGTCGTGGGTGCTGTTCCATCTCTGCGCCGCCTATCGCAACTCAATGTGCAATGTCGAGCTCGGCGGGCCGGGTCGGCTGGTGATGAGCGAGTTCGAGCATCTGCGCCAGTTGATCGGCGCTGAGATGAACGTCGCCAAGACGGCGGCGCGCGGCTGGGAAGACGCCGGCGCGCAGGCGCGCTGGTATCTCTACCACAAGGCCGACAGCCCCGGCGCCGGCTACATGGCCAATTTCGAGACCAATTGGCGCACTAAGATGGAGCTGCTGCACGGCTACCGCGGCGTCTACTCCAGCCGCGAGATCGAGATCCGGTCGTTCGGCCTGCTGCGCGAGATGTCGATCGTCGTCGTCAACGACGGCGAGATCGGCGCGCCGGAGTCGACCGACGAGAACATGAAGGATGACCGGGTGTTCGCCGCCGCGCTGGCGGCGCGCGCCTGGACAGATTGGGTTCGACGCGGCATGATAGCCCAAGGCTTGACCTACGACGTGGTGATGAAGGCCGAGTCGGGTCAAGAGACGAAGCAAGAGACGGCGGTCAATTCGATTGTTCGAAACTTCTTGCGGACGCAAGAGGAGCGGGCGAACACCGAGCCGGAGCCGCCGAAGTGGCTCCATGACCAGGGCCTTGCTTGAGGAGCGAGAGATGGTGACGGCGGTTATCAAACTTATTGCGCCGACACTGGCTGGAGTAGCTCAGACTATGTGCCGAGCGCAGGCCGGGCATGGTGGTTACGCTCCTGAAAAAGTTGTGCTGAACCCCAGTAACTGGGCGGAGTTGGCATGCGACATGACCAGTAAGGACTTGGATATATCTCAGGGCGTCACAATTTTAGATGTTCCTGTTAAGGCAGGCCCCGAGGCTTGGTTGGGGTTTGCTGTTTTTTCATGGAGCGAGTGATGGCAAAGCAGTCGAGAGACTACAAATTTGCAGCGCCTGATGAGGGCGTTAAAATGTCGCAGCCGGAAGACGACGCGCTGTTCGGCGACGACTCGCCGGTCGAAGCGCCGCCGACTGTGCCGGAGCCCGAAGATCCGATGCGTGATTGGCATGCGATGCCGGAGCCGCCGGAAGTCGGTGGGCGCTACGGCGCGCCGCCCCACGACCACGCGTTGGTGCAGTTGACGCTCGACGGCGAGCAGAGCGTTGTGGCGCAGTGGCAGACGTCGCGGCGTTGGGCCGGGACCAGCGCGGGCAAGCGCTGGGAAGCCTATGGTTTCTGGGCGCAGCGCAACACCGGCGGCAAGCCGGTGGCGTTCGAGCCGAAGGGCTGGCGGGAGTGGCGGGGATGACGACGACATCCGTCGATTCTGAGTGGGTTGATTCAGATCAGTATTTAGGCCCTCGCATGAAGCGAATCACTTTCGAGTGTGGAAAGTGCGGGCATAGGTGGATTCGGACCTTGAAGGCCGAGCCCAAGAAGGACCCGCCTTGTCCAAATCGTCGCTGCGTTGAAACGTCGCAAATGACCGATCTGAAGCGCGAGAATGAGAACCTGCGGCAGATGCTCGAAGAGGGCCGCGCGCCGGCGACGATCGGCCAGAACATTCGCGTCAAGGCGGTCGACGAGACGGCGCGCATCGTCATGGAGGACGGCCACTACACCGACTTGCGCGACAACATCCGCGAGGGCGAGGCGATGGCGCCGAAGCTGCCACAGGCTCAGCAGGCGTTGGCCGACGCGATGTTCTCCAACAAGCCCGACAAGGTGACGCCGGTGATCTCGACCGACGGTCGGCGCGGCATGACGATTCCCTCGGCGCGGCTGCGCGCTGTCGGCGAGCGGGCGATCCGCGGGGCCTACGCGCGCAACTCGGTCAAGCCGACGGCAATCATTCCGACCTCGCGTCCGGCGCCTGTGGCGATCAAGAATGACCGCTATAATCCTGGTCGGCCAAGCGCCGAGGGCTACAAGAAAGGGTGACAAAATGCCGCAGACCACGAAAACCAAAGGCGCTGGCGCGTTCTCCAAGTCGATTGCTCCGGTCAAGACGTCGTCGGCCGCCAAGCCCGCGACGACCGCCAAGCCGGCAGGCCGAATCGGCAATCTCGGCGCCTTCGCGCATGCGCCGAAGAAGAAATCGTCGCGGAAGGCTTGACGGTTCGGCTGAGCGCGCGCACTATCATTTCCGATCCGCAGGTTCCCCAATCTGCTGGTCCGTTTGTTGACCCTCCCAGACTCCCGCAGCCCGGCGCCTCCCCTAGCGCCGGGCTTTTTCGTCAGTTCAGCAGCGGCCGGGCGAAGCGACCGAAGATGTTGATCGCGCCGCGCGCGGCGACATCGGCGCCCTTGTAGATCGTCCACGTCGCAATCGACACTTCGATGGCGTTGGCCGGCACGGTCCATGCGGCGAAGCGCTGGTAGCCGGTCGCGCTCAACGGCAGAACCGCGGTTGCCGGTCCGGCGTTGGTCTGGTAGCTGATCGTCACGTTGGCGGCGATCGGCGTCAGCACGATCGAGCGGTTGACGTAGAACGACACCGCCCAGGTGAGCGTGTCGCCGAGCTTGGCGTAGCGCGAGATTGCGCGCATCATCTGCGGCGCCGTGAAGTTCGGCGTCAGCGAGTAGATGCACGTCATGGTGACGATCGGCGGGACCGGCGGCGTGACCGGCGCGACGTAGGACGCCGATTGGTCCCACATTGTCGGCGGCTTGAGTAGCGTCCAGCGCCCGAGGCCGCTCTCCTCCATCCAGAAGATCGACGGCGTCGGCGGCGTCGGCGGCGGGGGCGGCGCGATTGACAACGAGGCGCTGTCAGGCGGTTTTGGCGGTGGGAGGCGTGATGTGTCGCTCTGACCGAGCCACTGCGACACGAAGTTCGGTAGGAACTCGCCCTTCGGCGCGCCGGGTGGGAGGGCGAGATCGTCGATTCGACGGTTCGGTGGCAGACGCGGCGTGTCGCTCTGTCCGAGCCATTGCGAAACGAACGTCGTTGGCGTCGCGCTCGCGATGACGCCGATCGGCGCTGCGAGGTCGGCCATGCCCGTCTTCGGCGGTGGCGGGCGAACGTCACTCTGCCCCATCCACTGCAAGACGAGGACCGATGCGATGTAGAATGTGTAGGCGATCTGGCCCGCGGCGCCCTTGCCGGCGCCGCTGCCCCCGCCGCCCCCGCCGCCCCCGCCCGGCTGGACGCCCGGCGCCCCAGCGCCGCCATAGTTAGAATTGCCGCCAGCGCCCCCGTCTGGAGTTCCCCCGGCCCCCCCAGAGCTGCTTCCCCCGTTAGATCCATTGCCAGCCGATCCGGCGCCCCCGCCGCCCCCGCCGACACTAATACCCGCAGTGCCCCCGGTAAAACCGGACGCGCCGCTCGGTCCAAAACCACCGCCCGGAGGCGGCGTCGTCGTGTCATCTGCGGTGCCGCCGACCGCAAAGACGCCGTTAGCGATGACCGCCGGCTGAGAATTGGCGGATACGTTAAGCCACGAATTGTTTCCGTTTGCGCCGGCCCCGATTGTGCCGGTTTTTACCGCACCGACATTCCAAAAAAGCGTGCTGCCGCCCGAGATGGGGCAGGTGGCTTTTGCATAACCGCCGCCGCCGCCGCCGTTGGCGTAGCTGGACGTTGCGCCGCCGCCGCCGCCGCCCCCGCCCCACGCCTCGACGAGAACTTGATAGGTCCCCGCTGGGGCGACGACGCTCCCCGCGCCTGCTGCGGTGATGATGACGCGGGTCATGCGCTATGACGACGCACATTCAAACATGCTGCGGCGCGACTCCATGCGGTCAAGCCACTTCTCAATCGGCCGGCAACCTTTGCCGACACAGCGCAGGCAGATCGGTCCGTTGCAGCAATGGCACCACGCGCCGATTGCGTCGTCGGTTGCCGACTTGAACGGCGGCTTGTCCATGACCTTTGAACAATGGAGGCATGTGAACGTGTCCGTTTCGGTCGGGTGCGCAAACGCCGGATCGGTGATGATGCTGTATCCGCGAGATTTTCTTTGTCGGCTAGGCCCCATGGTCTCGGTCCCAGATGAATCGCGTGTAGTCGGAGAATTCGGCTTTGTTCCATCCGGTTTGGTTGTCACACAGCGGAAAGACGAAGCCTTCGCCGTTGTAGGAGAAATTCCACGCCTTTGCGTCGGCCTCGATTACGACGGGAGCGCCGCCGGGGCCACGCATTGCCAGCTTCGTGTTGCTGCACACGACGCGCGTGTCCGTCGCATTCGCTGGGTTGTTCGAGTTCGCTTCCGGGCCGACGCCGCGCGGCGCGACGTAGCCCTTGTCGTTTTCGGTGAGATGGCCTCGCACCTGTTCGAGCGCAGGCGCGCCGCAGACCTTGCAGGCTTTCACAGGTCGTCATACTCCATGCCGAACAGGACGTTCGACGCATAGGTCGGCGACAGCGCAATCAGCGCCAGACCAACGAGGTTGGTCGCCGCCCAGGTCAGCATGGCGTCGGTGTCCTGCGCTGCCCATTGCATCGACGCGCGTTGGTTGAGCGAGCGCGAGAAGATGTCGAGCGTGTAGGTGCCCTCAGCGGTGTAGGCGTTGTGGGCGACCATGCGTGAAGCGACATCCGCCGGGTTCAGCGGGTCGGGCGTGAACACAGTCGAGGTGCCGTCGGCGGTGGCGCGCTGCACCTCGTAGACGATCTGACAGTCGGTGGCGTTGGGGGCGCCGTCGGGGCCCATCTGTAGCGCCACGGCGCGGCCGCGGCAGAGCGTGGCGGTTGCTGACCACACTTGAACTTGGGTTTTGAATGTCGTGGTGATCGCCTGTTGGGCGTTGGTCATGCGGTTGTCGACATGATAGCGAGACATGGTTTTCTCCTTCGGTTACTTCTTGCCGCCTTGGTGGATGGCGAGTTTCATTTGCGATTCTTTTTCGGCCGCTTCGGCTTTTGCAATTTCGCGGCGCATGATGTTGGCCTGAACGCTTTCGGGATCGGTGACGTCGAGATGCTCGACCGCCTCGATCGGCGACAGCAGGCCGGTCTTCAGCATGTCGAAGATCAGCGCTTTGCCGTCGGCCGAGAATGCCGGCGATGAGCTGTGTTCGTCGACCGTTAGCGTCACGTCGTCGGGTAAATCGCCGAAGCTGAAGTAGACCGGAACCAGCCCTTTGGCTGGCGGCGTCAGCAGCAGGTTTTCTTCCGGCGTTGACACGTTCTGCAGCGACGCTTCGGCTTCGGGAACCCAAGCGACCAACTTTTTGGCGACGTGGACGCGCGCCATGTCGAGCGTCAGCGCGCCGCTGCGCTCGATGTCGCGTTCGATCAGCAGCGCCCTATCCTTGAAGCGTGGCGAGAACATGCGAACCAGCGTGTCGGCATGTGCGCCGGAGCGCACACCCTTTTCGCCGTGGCCTTTGGCGATCGGCGGCACGCCCATCATCTCGTCGAACATGCGCTCGTATTCGTGCAACGAGGCCCACAGGTCCTGCGGAATTTCGATGCGATCTTTTTCGATCTTGGCGTTGGCGTTCATCTCGACGTAGTGGCCGCCTGGCTTCTTGTATTTCGACAGCGCCAGCTGGTTGACGCCAGTCGAGCCGACGAACTTGGTCGTCGGGTCTTCCTGCATGCGCAGCATCTTGTTCGTGCCGACGAGTCGCGCGTTGATCGCCTCTTGCAGGAAGATCAGCCGCTGCACCTCGGACGCGCCCCAGAAGTAGGTTGGCACAGGGTTCGGGCAGAATGTCGAATAGGGGTGATCACCCTTCAGACACGGCGCCGAAGTTTGTGACGACGGGTCGAACGCTAGCGCGTTCTGAATCGTGTATTTTCCCATCACCAAGAGGTCGTCGCCGACGATCTGGAATGTCGCCCAATCCTCGCGCTGGTCGTCCCAAATCCACGTTTCGTTGAGCTCGATCAGTGTTTGCTCGACAGCCGGATCGAGCTGCGGTTGCGGTCGGCCCATCCAGTCGACGCGCCCGTTTATCTGGGGGCCGCCTTGTCCCGCCGCCTGCATCGGGTAGAGCCCGCCGACGGTGATGTTCATCGCCGTGCCGCCGCGCGTGTCGGTCAGACCAGCGCTGTCGCGTGTATAGGCTTTGACCTTTTTCAGCATCTCGTTCTTGTCGGGGTGGTTCTTCACCAGGCCGACGAATTGGTCGAACGTGACCAGCATCGAATGATTGAAGGCGCCCATGTTCTCGTCGAGGCGGTCGTAGTTCTCGCGCAGCACGCCGAAATCTTCAGGCTGCACCAGCCATGTCGACAACCGTCCGCTGGCGAAGCTCTGTTTGATGATTCCTTTGCCGCGCACCAGACCGATGTTGACCGCCTGGCTGAACATCGAATCGCCGTCGCAGCGCCGGTATTGGTTTCGGATGTGCGCGGCTGCGGCACGGCCTTTGGCTTCGTTGATCACCGAGGGATAGTCGGGGTCGCCGATGTGGAAGCGCAGCGATACGGGGGAAAACAGAAGGGATTCGAGGTCGTCGAGCGACACCCACAGCTTGTTGTACATCGCCGGCGTCGTTGCGTCTGACGAGCCGGTGTCGATGTAGCCCTGATAGAAGGCGCCACGGTTCATTCGCGCCTGACGGGACGACATGCAGTGCGACGCGGTCTCGCGGACGAACTGGGTCAGCTGCTTGGCGTCACGGGGTATCCTCATTTTGATACCATCCTATGGTATTGATAAGCTTCGCCTTTTTCGCACGTTATATTGACACGCGCTTCTGGTCCAGCGTAGTCTCTCGGCTCGTAGGGGTGAGGCTAGTCTCTTCCCTCTCGTCAACAAGGAGACTCCCATGGCGCGTCACAAGGGTCGTAAGGGCCGCCGGAAGTAATTCCGGGTCGTCCGTGAACAATGGGCGAGGTGTTCGCGCGCCTCGCCCAACACACTGAGGTTTTTCAGAATGCCTATGCCGATGATGCCCGGCGCTCCGCCCTCCCCGCCACAGGCGGGTGTGGCTGGCCCAGCGTCAGCGCCCGGTCCGATGAAGGGCGCGGCGGCGAGCGGCATGGAGAAGCTGAAGCTGGGGCTGAAGACTCTTCAGGAAGCGCTTCCCGCGCTGCCGATGGGTTCAGCCATCCACACCGCCTGTCTCAAGGCTTTGACCGAAATCGGCAAGGCCGTTGAGAAAGAGGGCGGCGCGAAGGGCGATCCCGGCGCGATGATCCAGCAACTCGTCGAGATGGCGCGAAACGCCAAGCAGGCCGGCGCGCCGGCCCCGCAGATGCCCGGAGCGGGCGCTGCTCCTCCGCCTTCGCCTGACGGCGGCGGCGGGCCCCCGATGCCACCGATGCCAGGAGCTTGAGATGACGAGCGGAAAATTCCCCAAGCCGTATGACGGCGACGTCAAGATCGATCGCAGTCTGATGGAATATGTCGCTGATTTCGAGGCGATGGACATCGGCGCTCGCCCGTCGGCTCAGCCGAAGGGCAGTCTCAGCGGGATCAAGTCGATCGACCACGTCGGCAAGGACGGGTCGCGCGGCTCGGCGCCGAGGGCCAAGTAAAATGGCCGAGGCCACCCAAGCTCAGATTCGCGCCGCCGAGCTGCTCGAGCAGTTGTGGAGCGATGGTGAGATCGGCGAGAAGGTTCGCCGCGCCGCCAAGGCGAAGTTCCCCGACGCCAAGATCATCGACGACACCGTGGCGCCGTTTGTTGCGCCGCTTCGGGCCGAGAATGTCATGCTCAGGGAGCGTCTCGATAAGATCGAGAAAGCACGCGCTGAAGAGCGCATGGCATGGGAAGAGCACAGCGCCAAAACAATGATCGAACAGGCGATTGACAAGGCGCGCCGCGATTACAGCTTGACCGAAGATGGTATCGACAAGGCTGTCGCTCGCGTCAAGGAGATGGGCGTGTCTGGCGACGTCGGCGTCGCGGTTGACGCCGCTGCGGCTTGGGTCGCTTCCAAGACGCCGCCGACCGCGCCGGCCGGACCGACTTGGCGATCTCAGGATCTTGATTTGTTCGGCACGAAGAACGCGGACGAGGCTCGGGCTGAGCTGCACCGCAATCCGGTCAAGTACCAGGACGACCAGATCGAGGCGTTCTTGCGCGACCCGGACGGTTTCACGCGGGAGACATTGGGAACCCAATGAAGTATCTCCGCACATACGTTGAGCTGTGGATCGTGCAGCAGCCGAGCGGCCAGAGGTTGGAAGACAGGATCGCGGCGGCGCGGGCTCTTCTTACCGAGCATGGCCTTAGCCACGAGGTAGTCAACCAGTCGAGCGCAGTCTTAGGCGCGCTGTCGTTCGGTATGTGAGGTAGATCATGGCCTATCCCAATTCTCCGGTAAGCACTCTCACGGGCTCTGGCATTACTCCCGGAGGTAGTTTGGGGGCGCAGATGGCTGCCCTCACGCGGAGAGCCTTTTTACCGAGTTGCTATGTTCAAATATACCAATCTCACCCACTTTTGTCGTTGTTCATGTCGAACAGCAAGGCGGCGCGCGGCGGCGTTTCCCAGATCACCGTTCCGGTGCAGGGCAACTCCTTCGTCCAGTTCTCGTGGGGTGGCTTCGACGGCAACTTCCCGATGCCGACCGATCAGGCGGCAATCCAGAACGCGCAGTTCAGTCTCAAGCTCGGCATGGTGCCGATTGGCTTCTTCGGCATGGAGTCGATTCTCCAGAGTTCCGAAGTTGTCATTCCCAAGCTGCGCGCCGTCATGTCGGACGCCGCGGTCGTCATCAAGCAGGCCTACGCGCAGGCGCTCTATTCGAACAACTACGCCAATGCGCAGATGTGGGATAGCCTGTCGCAGGCCTATGATGACGGCACCAACGTCCCGTCCTATGGCGGCATCGCACGTACCCCCGGCTCGTTCTGGTCCGGCCAGTTGATCAACAACACCGGCGCCGCGGTCACGACGCGCGTCGGCGCGGCGCAGATTCTGACGCGCATCCAGTCCGGCGCCGGCGGCGAAGCTCCCGACTTCGGCGTCATGAACCCGGCCAATTGGGCCGAGCTGATGACCGACTTCATGAGCCTCGAGATGTACCAGACTCGTCCGCGCTCGATCTACGAGAAGGACGACGTGGTCAACGCGGGCTTCCGCGGCATCAAGGTGCTCGACACGCCGATCTTCCCCGATCCGTTCTGCCCGCTCGGCTCGGCGTTCTTCATCAACAGCCGCTACACCGGCATGTACATGTCCGAATACGCGCCGATGACCTTCTCGGGGTTCGAGCCGTTGATCAACGTCGGCCAGATCGCCGATGTCGGCGTTCTCATCTCGTGCGCCGATCTCGTCTGCGCCAAGCCGTCCTCGGGCGCGCAGGTCACGGGCATCACTGGCGCGGCGTGGCAGGCCGTTCCGGGCACGCAGCCCGCCGTCATCTGAATAGGAGCTTGAAATGCCGCTTTTCGCAGGTCCTGGCGTCCTTCCGTCTCTCGGCGGCTTGGCGACCAACGTCGTTACTCTGAAGGCCGGGCAGGTTCAGCTCATTCCGGCGGGCCGCATGATGATTCGAACCGGGCCTTACACGACGGTTCAGCAATACGATCCGATTGTCGGTATCTGGCGCAACATTGGCGGCGGCCTCATGGCTGGCGGCCTCGACTTCCTTTGGTCGGACGGCGTCAACTATCGGCTCGCTAACCAGAACGGTTGCGTCGTCGGCGCGGTGATCACCAACGTCGGTTCGGGATACACCACGGCGCCGACGATCACGGCTGCTGCGGGCGGCGCGATCTTCAAGACGATCATTGGTGGCGCGGTGGCGACGCCGACGATCACCAACGCCGGCACGAACTACACCTACCCGCCCATCGTGCTGTTTGCTGCGCCGCCTCCCGGCGGCGTTCAGGCGACGGGCTTTGCGACGCTGTCGGGCTCGACTGTCGCTTCGATCACCATGGTGGATCAGGGCGCCGGCTATCTCTCGGCGCCGACGATCGTTTTCCAAAACGATCCGCGTGAAGGCGTCAACGGCACGACTGTCGGCTACAGCGCTGCGGCTGTGGCGACGTTGACCGGCTCGGGCACGATCACTGCGGCTCTCTGCCTCGACCACGGCAATCCGATCGCCTTCACTGCCGGTTCGGCGACGTCGATTCCGGCGCTGACCCTGTCGTCGGCGCTTGGTTCGGCGGCTGTCACGGCGATCATGGATTGGTCGATCGTCGGTCTGCAGTCCGGCACCTACGGCAACGGTACGTCGGGCATCGGCGGCTCCAACGCCACGCAGGTTACTGCGACCGGCGTCGATCAGCCGACCGCTGCCAACTCCACCGTGCTCAACACCGCAATCCAGGCCAATTTGGTCAGGACGCGTCAGGCTTTCCTGACGGCGACGGAGTCGGGCGGCACGTTGCCGGCGTATGGTTCGTGGGTGGTTCGCGACGGCGGTATCTACACCGGCACGCCGCTGATGATCGTCAACGCCCCCGCTGGCCCGGCGGCGGGTGCGCTGGTTACGGCGCTGGCGACGATGGGCTATTTTGCATCCGACGACACGTATATGATGCAGTTCTGATCGGCGGCCGGCCGAGGTGGTTAGTTCAACAGGAGTTACGCACATGACCCAGATTGTCACGAAGTTCAAAGCAGTTTCGATTGGCGACGTCGTCAATCTCAAGTCGGGGAGCCCGGACTTCACGGTCATTGGCTTCGCGGCGGCCGATTCTCTGGGCGTGATTTCGCCGATGACGCCGGGCGCCACTTTCGTCGAAGAGTCTCTCGTCGCCGTCTGCTACGGCTTCAGCACGGCTGGCGCACCGGTCACGGCCAAGTTCCCGGTCGAGGTTTTGAACATCAAGACGCCGGTCGCTCCGGTCGATCCGCTCAAGGACTAATACGACGCTGACGGTGTTTCAGAGCCCGCGCCTGCGAACAGCGGGCGCGGGCTTTTCATTGGTGTGCCATGCCGCTATCCCAGATCATCAATGACGCATCTCAACTGTTGAATGACCCTAATTTTTCATTCACGTCGAGAAGTCAGCTAGTTAGGTGGTGCAATCAAGCGAGGCGTGATTGCGCCAAGCGCACGGCGTGCATTCGCCGGCTGGTGACGGGTCAATCGGCGTTCGGCGCGAGCGCACAGCCGGGTTACGCGATCCCCGGCGCGATGCAGCCCGGCGCGCTGCCCGGCGCTTTTCCGCAGGCCCTGTCGGGGTCATATGGCGCGGTGCAGAATGCGATGATGACGATTCCCGGCGTCGAGCGCTATCCATTCGTCGGCTTCTTCAATCCTGCTCTTCAGGCTCAGTATGCCGGCTGCGACGAGGTGATCGACGCTGTCGCGCTGGCGGTCAACTGGGGTGGCACGACGCGACCGCAACTCGACTGGATGCCTTGGGACGACCTTCAGGCCTACGCGCGCGCCTATTCGGTGCTGAACACGTCATGGCCGGTGCTGTGGTCGGTCTACAATGACGGGCCTCAGGGCGAGATCTGGGTGTACCCTGCGCCGTCTCAGGCGACCGAGATGGAGCTCGACGCGATTTGCACGCCGAAGAACCTGAACACTGACGACGACTTCGACGTCATCCCTAGCGGGTTTCAGGACGCGTTGATGTTCGGCGCCGCCAAGTTTTCGTTCATGTCGCGCGGCCGTTACGCTCAGGCGCAGGCGATGGAGGATCAGTTCGCCAGCGGCATAGGCGTCGCGCGTGTCGCCGTGGACGGCGGCAAGGTCAAGTCATACTATAGTTCTTATCTGTAGAATATATGTGTTTGCAGTACAGAGCGGTAGCAGCACGTGATTTTCTAGCCAAGCACGGTGTCTTATCATGGTACAGGCTGTAGAGAATTATGGATGCGGATTTGCCGTTTATATTGGCGCCCCATATATTTCCTCGTTCAAACAGCCTTATGTGGATCTGAGGGCACAGATTTTTACAGAAATCATTAAATTGATATATTATAGCCTTTGTTCCTATAAGTGTGAAACTATTCTCCCCAATATGCCCGTCGCCGTCTATCATACCTCTCCAAAAGTCAGGGTGGTTATGTATATGTGCGGCGCAAGCATTTTTAGACTTATTAGGAATTATACCAAATTTAGAAAGCACATATCCGAGTCGTTTGGATACAATAGATATTCTTGCTCTTGGTCTTTGCGTGAGGCCTTGGGAGGTAATTTTTTGAGGAAGATACGATACTTTGTGTTTGCTTTTAAGAAACGATTTGAATGCTTCAATTTGGTACTCGTCAGGAGTAGTAAGTTGAAGAACTATGTTTGGCGACGGTATGTGCAGAACCGAGCCATCCGACATGAGAAGGCCGAGCCAATAAGCGGCTTCTGGCGTAATCGTGTCAAAAGCGCGTTCGTCGACATTTTTAGATTTACCATTGCGTATGAAAGAGGGGTCTTCTATTACGCTTACCACTATAGAGAGTTTACGCTGTTTTTCGCAGAAATCTTCTGCGTATCTGATGTCATTTTCTGCGACAACAAGCCGGTTAAACGGGAGTTTAGCGCGATAAATTATACTGGATATAGCGGAGTCGCTGACGCTGTACTTAACTGCCAAGTTTTTATATTTAACTCCGTCGTAGTAGTCCCTTATCATGTTTTCTCTTTGCAATTTCGTGAGCTTGCTTCTAGGCTCGCCGCGTTTGGACATCTCTATGGCCTTCACAGTGGTAAGATTTACACCCCTATACTAGCTCTGGCGTAGTGTCAATGCCGCAGGATCACACTGCTTCGACGATCGCTCAGGCCCGCGTGATTCGCGACGGGCTCGATCCGGCGCGCGTCGAGACGCCGGTGCGCACGGCGACGCTGGCGCTGTTGCTCGACACACTGATCGATCTCGGCTCGCAGCCCGGAACTGAGAAGATTCGTGAGGCGCAGCGCGCCGCGATTGCCGCCAGTACGATGACGATCGCACGCACGCGAGAGGCATTCCAGAAGGTGCTCGACGCCGAGCGCGCCGCCGCGGAGGCGCGCAATGCCTGATCCGCGCGGCCAGCTTTCGTCGAAGGCTCAGCAGTCGCTCGGCCTGCCGGATGGATTCAAAACCTATAGCCCATTCCCGTTCGGTGGAATGAACGTTCAGGCGTCGCCAGTGGCGATCGCTGACAACGAGTTCCTGTGGCTGGAGAACTTCGTTCGACTGGGTGACGGCAACCTGCGCACGGTGTGGGACAAAGGCACGCCGATTTTCACGGCGCCGGGCGGCCTGACAATCGTTTGGAAGTGCTTCTTCAACATTGGAATCGTTTATTACTGTGCTGTTTTCCTTTCCGACGGCTCGGCTATCCAAGTCAGCATGTCGTCGCTGGCGCAGACGAAGATCGGCCCGCCCGGTATGTTTTACCAGGCTTCGACCGGCTATCTGCCCTACGCGCGGCAGTGGGGCACGCAGTATCTGCTCATCAGCAATCGCAACACGCAGGACGACTACTGGGCATGGGACGGCGTGCTGCTCTATTCGGCCGGAACAGTCGCGCCAGCTGGCGTCAACCTCACTTCGGGAGGCGCAGCCTATTCGTCACTGCCGAACCTGACGGTTTATGGCGGTTTCGGCTCGGGTATCACGATTACACCAGTCATTATCGGCGGTCAGATCGTCGAGATGAACATCACCAATCCAGGCTCGAACTATGAGCCGGGTGATGTCGTCCAGGTAGCGTTCAGTGGCGGCGGGACCGACACATCGCCGGTTCTCGTTGCCGCGCTCACTGCGACGTCTGTCGCCGGCGTGACGGTCACGGTTCCCGGTTCGGGCTACACATTCGCTAGCGTTCAATTCACGGGTGGTGGCGGCGGAGTGAACGCTGCGGCGGCGGCGACGATCGTCGGTGGGGCCATTACGGCAGTCACGATGACCAACGCCGGTTCCGGCTACACGACAGCGCCAGGCGTGCTCATCGTTGGTGGTGGCGTCGGCGCTCAGGCGAGTGCCGTTCTGGTTCCGATAGGCGTTGGTGGAATAGCAGTCGCTAATGGCGGTAGCGGTTTCACGTCAGTTCCGCTGCTGGAGCTCATCGGCGGCGCAGGCGCAGGCGCTGTTGCGATTGCGGTGCTCACTGCAACGAGAGTTGCCTCGGTGAATCTGACGGCAGGCGGCTCTGGTTACACTTCAGCGCCGACGATAGCGTTCGTTGGCGGTGGCAGTGGCAGCTCAAACGCCGCGGCGGCGGCGGTTCTTGACGGCGACGCGGTGGGCTACATCACGTTGACGGACCCCGGCTTCGGCTACACAGATCCGGTCCAAGTTACGTTCACCGGCGGTGGCGGTTCAGGCGCCGGCGCCACGGTTTTGTATGCACCAACGTCGATCGATTCGGTTGAAGTGTCGGCTGTCGGTCAGTACTACACGACGGCGCCTGCGGTTATCGTTCAGCCCGGCGCCAACAACGCCGCCGCGGCGACGCTGACGCTGATGCCGTTTGGCGTCAGCGGTTCGGTGATGGAGACCTATCTGTCGCGGATGTGGATTTTTGATCCAGCGCCGTCACCATATTCGACGCTGCCGCCTGGCGGTAATTGGCAGGCGTCTGCACCAGGATCGTTTGTCGATTTCGCCACTTCGGATGGCGGCGTCAGCGCGGTCAACACCGACGCTTTTCTCGATCTCCAATACACGCAGGTCCGCCAATCGTCGGGCTATCTCTATGCGCTCGGCAACGGCTCGGTCAGCGTTATTTCCAACGTCAACACGTCGGGCAGTCCGTCGACCACGACGTTCAACTACCAGAACGTCGATCCGCAGGTGGGTTGCGCGTGGCGCGATTCGCTGCAGGATTTTAGTCGCTCGACGATTTTTGCTAATCGAGCCGGGATCTACGGTCTGTACGGCGGCGCGGCGACCAAGATCAGCGGCAAGCTTGACCAGTTGTTCACCAACGCGATCTTCCCGCCGACGGCGGGTGCGGTGACGCCGTGCTCGGCAATCGCGACGATCTTCAACATCAAGCACTATCTGCTGCTGATGACGGTCGTCGATCCCGACACGGGCGCGACGCGCAACGTTATGGCGACGTGGAACGAGAAGGACTGGGCTGTCATGTCGCAAACAGTCAGTCTTCAATTCATTTCTACGCAGAAGACCGGCTCCATATACAATGCTTTTGGGACTGACGGGATTTCAATTTACCCGCTGTTCTCAGCGCCGTCGTCAAACCTTCAGTCGCGGTTTGACACGAAGCTCTACGGGTCCGACCGCATCTTCATCGAAAAGGCGGCGCAAGGCGTTTGGATGCAGGCGCAGGACAACTCCATCGGTGAGGTCGGAATTAGCGGCGCGCTGACGGCGACGATCTCCGGTATGGGCGGCGGCGCGATCAACGGCTTCGCCGTCACCGTGCCAGAAGGCGTGTCGGCGCCGTTCCTCAACCAGGTCGCCATAGCGTCCCCGGCGCCGGCTTGGAACGTTTGGGGCACGTCGATCCAGGGCAACGCCTTCTTTTCGATGGGCTTACGCTTCGCCAGCAACAGTCCTGATTTCACCCTGGCCGATCTCGTGATAGGCTACATCGAGCAAGACGCGTTCTTCACGTGAGGAGAAACCCCATGGCCATGCGCACCACCGGCGTCAAAATGGACTTTGAGAAGAACGTCGCTCGCGGCGAGAATCCGCGCGGCGCTGACGGTTTTTTAGCTCAGACTGTCAACGGGACCGCGTCGTGGCGGGGGATGGGGTGGAATCGCGATGAGCCGTGGACATCTCCGCAGGTTGAGCCAGGACCGACTCGCCCCGCTGGGCGCAGTAATCGAACTGGCGAATGATATGCTGGCAGCGCTCGAGAATCTCCCGCAAACGCCTGACGGCTGGAATCGGTTTTCGTGGGACCATCGCAACAGCCACGACCGTATCCGTGCGGCGATCAAGACAAAATATGGCGCCGATCTGAGCGACTATCAGGTCGACCCGATCGACTCTAACGCGATCGGCGATTTCTTGCAGAACAACTCGCAGCTTCACGGCGACATGAACGGTGTTCTCGGCTTGCAAAGCAGCGATTTGCAGGACGTCAATTTCGGCGACAAGCCACAGTTCGAGGCGTGGGTGCGTCTCCATTATCTCGAGCATCAGCAAGCCGAACTGAAATTGGAGATTTGAGTGTGAGGCCGTTCGTCGTTTTCGCTCTTCCTCGCAGCCGAACGGCGTGGCTTTCGAAGTATCTGTCGTACAGTGGCGAGTGTGTCGGCCACGACATCGCGGCGCGGAGCGCTTCGATAGACGACTTCTTTCACAACTTCGATAGCGGTATGATCGGCACGGTCGAGACCGGTGCGATGGCAGGCTGGCGTCTGCTGCGCGAGCGGTTTCCCGCAGCGGCGATCGCCGTCGTGCGGCGGCCGATTGAGGATGTGAAGTTGAGCCTGTCGCAGTTTGGGATCGTGCCGCGCGCCGGGGATCTGGAGGAGCGCGACGCTATTCTCGACGAGATCGAGCGCGAGCCAGGCGTGCTGTCGATGTCGTTTCGTGATCTGTACGAGCAGAAGAACCGTCGGCGCATGTTCGAGCATTGCCTTATCTATGGCTGGAAGCCGGAGTGGGACGCGCGATGGGCGCACGTCAATGTCCAGATCGATCTCGTAGCTGAGTTGCGGGAGGTTGCAGCGAATCAAGTCTCGATTGATGCGATGAAGCGGGAGGTTGCAGCGCACTGTTCGGCTGTCGGTCATGGATGATCCCGTGGTTATTGCATGGGAGACGTGGGCGTCGGCGTGGCCTGAAGGCGAAGTGCTGGTGCGAGCACATTTCAACGAGGTCGAGGGCGTTCTCGCCAAGAAAAGGCCGTGCAAAATTGACGAGCAGGCGATGATTGACGCGGAAAGGGCCGGGGTGCTTCGCGTGGTCGGGGCGCGGGTCGGCGGTCGTCTGGTCGGCTATTTCTCATGGAGCCTGATGCCTGACATCGAATCGAAGGGGCTGATCGTGGCGAACCAGGGCGCGATCTACGTCGACCCTCGGTTCGCCGGCCTCGGCTATCGGATGCTGACTTTTTCGCTTCCCGGCCTCAAGGCGGCCGGCGCCGACTACGCGCTGATGCACCACCGAATGCTTGGCCGCGGGGCTCGTCTTGGAGTATGGTTCAGACGGCTCAAAGCGGTGCTGATCAAGCATGAGTACTATCTCTGGCTGAGAGACTGACGATGGGATGCGTTTCGATTCCGATTATTGCGGCCATCACGGACAGCATTGGCGCGGCTGGCGCGGCGCTTGGCGCTGGCGCGACCGTCGCGGCTGACGTTGGCGCACCATTGGCTTTGGCGGGCGCGACTGCGCCTTTGGATGTAGGGTCTGTCGTGACAGGTCTTGGGATGGCCGGCACTACAGATGCTGAATTGGCGGCTGGATTTGGGGCCGCTGATGCAACGGGGAGCGCTCTTAGCGGTTTAGGCTCGGCTCTTACTGGGGCTACTTCGGACATGCCCGCGCTTGGTTCTACGCCAGCAATGGGCGCTGGCGTACCTGGCTCCCTTGGTACGAGTCTCGACACCGCAACAGCGCCTGGAACTGCCGTGGCTTCTGGTGCTGCACCTGGCGTTGGTGCGCCGGCAGGGTCGGTTGTTGGCGCTGCTGCGCCTGCCAGCGCCGCGGCGGCGCCGAGCGCCACCGGCGAGTTTGGTCTCGGTGATTCATCGCTGACTGGCGCCGGCGGTGGCGCTGGCACGTCGTCAGGTCTGACCGGCGACACGGCCGCATCGGCGCTCGGGACGTCGAGCGCGCCGACGGGCCTTGCCGCGGCGCCCGGCGCAGCTGCGCCAGCGACTACGGCCGCACCAGGAGCAGAAGTTGCAGGCGCTCTTGGCCCAGGCGCAAAGGCGGGGGCTGACGTGCTTGGTATGCTGAAGTCCTACGGGCCACTGGCGCTGAGCGCCGGTGGCTTGCTGTCGTCAGTTTTGCAAGGAGACAAGAAGCCAGCTTACCAGGGCCAAGTCAGCGCCGAGGCGGCGCAGATGTCGGCGCAGGGCCAGGAACTTCAGTCCTACTTGACTTCTGGCACGCTGCCGCCCGGTGTTTCGGCAGGGCTGTCGTCGGCGCATGATTCCGCTGCGGCGACGATCCGTTCGCAGTACGCTTCGCGCGGCCAGACGGGTTCGAGCGCGGAGGCTCAGGATCTCGCCAATCTTTCGCAGACGACAGTCAGCCAGGGCGCGCAGATCGCCACGAACCTACTTCAGCAGGGCGTCAGCGAGAGCGAGTTCTCGGCTCAGCTTTATCAGAGCCTGATGGACGCTTCGATCAAGCAGGACGCGGCGCTGTCGGCTTCGATCGCCAATTTCGCCGGCGGGATGGCCGGCATGGGCTTAAAGGCTGTGGGGTGATCGATGCCGACCGCTTTTCCGCTCGCCGCCGATCCGTTTTCTTCCGGTAGCGCCGCCGCGGCGCTCACGTCGCAGCCGAGCCCACTTGCCGATTCGGACGAGCGGTTGAAGGCGTTCGACGCCAAGGAGGCTGATTTAGCCGGCAAGATCGACACGGTGCGCGCCGACACGAGCAAGCGCAACGAGAAGCTCGAGGACTACTTCGACCAGAACAAGCCGCCGGTCTACAAGCCGCCCGCGCCTTACAAGGCGCCGGAGGCGTCGAACCCGATGCAGGTGTGGGGCTCGTTGGCGATGGGCTTCGCTATGCTGGCTTCGCATTTCACGCGCACGCCGATGACGACGGCGCTGAACGCCGGCGCGGCGGTCATGAAAGCGTTCAAAGAGAAGGACATCGAGGCCGCCACGTCCGCCTATCAGCAGTGGAAGGACGCCAACACGCAGGCGCTCGACATGGCGAAGTACCAGCAGGCCGCCTACGCGAACCTGATGACGACGGTCGAGCGGCGCGAGAAGAACGATATTGATCTCTCCAAGGACCAGATGGCCGATGTGCGGGCGCAGATGACAGCGCTGGCCTCGGCGTTCAAGGACGAGACGATGCTGAAGCTCGGCGAGACGCACGACGACAACGCGCAGAAGCTCGAGTTCGATCGGCGTCAACACGAAATGGATATGCTCCAAACCCAAAGCGACAAATTGGCGCAGGGCTGGGAGAAGATACAGGGCCAAGTCCAGGGCGCACGCGACGAAGCCGAAGCGAAGCAGTCGCAGCCCTACAAGGACGCGATCTCCAGCGGTGACACGACGGGCGCCTTCAAGCTGCTCGCCGAGGCGAATCCTGACAAATACTTGGAGAAATACCAAGCCGAAAAGGATCGCCAGACCAAGGAGCAGGACAGCTCCGCCGGTCAGGCGAAGCAGCAATACGACGCCTGGGCGGCGTCGCCCGAGGGCCAAGCGTCGCCGCCTGACGCTCGAATGAAGAAAGAGGCTCAGATTTACGGCTCGTTCAAGTCGCAGGGCGGCGCGCGGCTGCTGCCACCGTTGACCGACGAGAACAAGCATTGGCAGGCCCAGCAGCTCGCGACTTATGAGCTGCCGGTTCCCGGTCAGTTCCAGATTGCTCGTGAGCCGGGCTGGGATGGGCCAGACGGCGCGATCGCCGAGGCGCAGAAGATTAATCCGGCTTTCAACCCGGCCAAGTACAAGGCCGTGATGGCGGCGCGGCAGAAGCTGACGAGCGGTAAGGATGCCGACGCGATTGCTTCCTACGTGCGACTCGATCAGCACTTGGACTTCTTCAAGGGCCTCGTCGACAAGCTGACCGACACGTCCGACATCAAGCTGGCCGACAAGATCGCGGCGGCGTGGGGCCGTGAGACCGGCGACCCGAATGTCACGTCCTACGAAACCGCGCTGTCGCTGGTCGGCGACGAAATCGTCAAGGCGGCGACCGGCGCGGGCGTCGCGGGAGCGCTTGGCGATCGCGAGGAGATTAAGAAGAACTTCGACCCGTCGCTGTCCAAGGACCAGTTGCGCGCCAACGTCAACGCCGCGCAGGTGCTGGTCGGCGGCGCGATGGTGTCGACGATCAACAAGTACCGCTCGACGCTGTCGCCGCAGGAAGTGACTGACGCGGTTGGCTCTCGCGAAGTGATGGAACATTTTCACGTCGATCCCGACACCGGCAGACCGCGTGTCGAAGGGGCCTATGACTTCGGCGGCCAGAAATACAAGGTCGGGCCGAACGGCGTCGCGGTCGAGGCAGGCGCGCCCGCGGCTGGCGGCGCGCCGCAGGGCGGCTTCAAGGCGCGTTGGACCGACAAGAGCGGCAAGCCGTTTGGCCTCGTGAACGGAAAATATGTCTATGAAGACGGGACACCGGTGCAATGAGCCTGCTGGATGACAGCGCTTTGTTTTTAAGAGGCGGCTCGGTGAGGTGCCCATTCGATGTCGTCAATAATAGCGATGTCGTCAGACCCGAAACATTCTTTGGAGAAAATCTTAACCATTTTTTCCACCCACTCTTTTGAATCGCGTAGGAGCTTGAACGATGTTCTGCTGCTACCAGCTACGTAGATACGCGCTTCATACCTGCCTTCTGAATTTTTCACTATCAGAGCTACGAGCGCGCTATCACCTTCAAAGCGTGTGTCCGAGACAAGTTGGTAGATTGTTATGCCGTGGCGAAATTTTTGCCAGCGTAGCGCCATTTTAACCCCCGTGCTTGGTCGGGTTGATTTGATACCATGGTATGGATTAAGTGTCAAGGGCGGTGAACTAAAATGAACCTCTTGGATGGCGCGGTCGTCAGGCACGAGACTCCTGCAAAGGAATCTCGTGCCTGCTGGCGCTACGTGTCAGCCAGAACTGCCGTTCTTCGGATTTTGCACTCCTTCTCGGCCTCGGCTATTACATACCATGGTATCAAGCTCGATGTCAACTAGCGTGATCTAAAATGAGCCTCTTGGATGACAGCACTGCGCTCGACCAAACGACGCCTTGGGCGCCGACGGTTCTTGCGCCGCCCCCGGAGGCCGCTCCCCAGCCTGCGGTGAAGCCCGGCAAGATCACGCCCGAGACCCATCCGGGCTACTTCAACGCGCCCGCGCCGGCGGCCGGCGGCGCTCCCGCCGGTCCGCAGCTGGCAGCGAGCGCCTCGCCCGCCGCTCCGCAGCCGGCGGGCGGCGACTATATGGCGACCGTGCGCCGACGCGAGAGCGGCGGCAACGACATGGCGGCCAACGGCGCGGCGTTCGGCCGCTACCAGTTCACCCAGCGGACGTGGTTGGGCGTCGCTGCTTCGCACCCTGAGCTGGGGCTGCGGCCCGAGGACATCTGGAACGGCGACAAGCAGGATCAGGCGATGAAAGCGCTGACCGCCGACAATACGCGCGTCCTGCAGAAAGAGGGCTTGGACGCCAGCGGCGGCAATCTCTACATGATGCACTTCCTCGGGACCGGGGGCGGTCCGAAGTTTCTGAAAGCGATGCAGGCCGAGCCAACGGCCAACGCCGCGGCGATGTTTCCGCTCGAAGCGAAATACAATCCGACGATCTTCTTTCACGGCGGCGACCCGAATCAGCCGAGAAATCTGAGCCAGATCTACGGAATGATGACCAAGGACTTCGGTGGAACGGCTGTCGAGGCCGCTCAGACGAAATCCGTCGAAAATTCTCAGCCCCAGATCGCTTCCGACGCGATTTCAGACGCGACGAACGACGCTTCGCTGCCGCCGTTGCCGGCCGGCGCCAAGCCGATCGAAGCCGCGTCGGAAGTTGCCGAGCCGGGCGAGAACCTGCCGCCGCTGCCGGCCGGCGCCAAGCCGATCACGCCGCAAGAGGCTTATGAGCAGGACGTCAACAAAGGCGGCTACGAGTCGCAGATCAAGGTCGAGAAGGATCAAGCGCCGGATTACGCGCATCGGCTGATGGCCAACCTCGCCGGCGACCCTGAGTTTCTAGCGCCGAAGTCGCCAGGCGAGTTCGCCAAGGACGAGGCGTCGGGCGCGGCGGGCGCTCTCGCGGGCGCGGCGCGCGCACCGTTCGAACTGTTCTCGGGCATCCCTGGCGACGTGGGCGAAGGCTCAGCCGAAGCCGCTCGTCTGCTGGGGAAAGTCGGCTCGCCGCAGGCGCAGACCTTCGGCAACGTGGCTGCGCAGTTGGTTCCGGTCGGCGCTGGGGCCAAGGCGGCAGGCACGGTCGGCAAGGAACTGGTCGAGGAAGGACCGACGCTGGCGCGGCTCGGGCGCGGCGTTTTCGAGGGCGCGCGGGGCGGCGCGGGCGCCGGGCTGATGACGCCGACCGACGAAACCGATCCTAAGAAGCGCGCTGATGAGAAGCTGAAGCAGGCGATGGTCGGCGGCGCAGTTGGCGGCGCGGCGGGCGGCGCCTTTCCGGCGATCGCCGGCGGCGCCAAGTGGGTCGGCAAGGAAGTCGGCGACGTTTGGGGCGGCGAGGCGCGCCGACTGTCCGAGGAGTTGCGCAAGGGCGTCAACGCCGAGACCGGCAAGGCGCTGACCGCCGAGGAGCGGACCGCCAAGCTGGCACAGATCGACAAGATGGGCGCCAAGAAGGAAGCAGCGGCCGGCGTGGCCGACACGGCGGCGCACCAGGAGAAGATCACCGCCGAGGCCGCCGAGGCCGCCAAACCGGTTTCGACGCCCGAGGCGTTGGGCGAGCAGGTTCACCAGACAGCGGTCGCCGATATGGAGGCTTTGAAGGCCGAGCGCGCCACGAAGTCGGGCTTCGACAAGGCCGTCAAGTCAGATGGCGGCGCGCCGTCGGTGCCGACGGGTCGCTTCGCCGCTGAAGCCAAGGCGGCGGAAGCTGAGACCAAGAGCTCCGAACTCAAGGCGGCGCTCAGCCAATTCCGTAAGTCGTTGACCAACGCGCCGAGCGTCAAGGGGCAGCCGGCGATTCAAGCGGTGTCGATCCGCCAGGCGCGTGAAATCCTCGAGACGCTCAACAAGCACATCGACGAGATGTCGCCCAACGCCGCTCATCGGCTGACCGAAGTTCGCGACGATTTTCTGGCGAATTTGGAGAAAACACATCCGCAGATGAAGGCGGCACGCGAGGCCTACGCGCGGCTCAGCCGGCCGCTTGACGTCTATGAGCGAACCGGCGCGCTTAAGAAAGCTGCGATGGAAGATCCCTACTCCGGCGCCGGAACGATGGACCCGGTGGCGATCAAGCGCGCCGTCACCGGCAAGACGCAAGCCGGGGCCGAGGCGCTCCAACGTCTGATCCAGAAGAACCCGGCGATTCGCGAGTCGACGCGCAATGTCTTGCAGCACGAGCTTTACGGCTCGGGCGCGACGGCGCGCACGCCGACGGCGGCGCAACTGCGCTCGTTCCTCAGCAACAATCGGATGGTGCTGGAGAAGACGGGTCTCGACAAGGAGTTCTCCGCAATCAAGCCGAGCTTGGAGGCTGTCGAGGCAGCGCCGCGGCGCGCGGCGGAGACGCAGCGCAATATCGAGGATCTCGCCAAAACAAAGACCAAAGCGGTCGCCGCGCGCAGCGACATCCGTCGTCTCGAGATCGAGATGAACGAACCGAAGAACACGCCGAAGCAAATCGTCTCGGCGGCGGAGTCGACGGCCAAGAAGCTGTACGATCGCGGCTCGATCAGTGAGGCCCAATACCAGAAGTTCTTCAGCGCTGTGCGTGAGGCCGAGACAAAGAACGCCGATCACGAACACGCGGTCAGGCTCGCCAAGATGGTCGGCGCCGCCGTCGCTGTCGGGCTCATGGGCGAAGAGGCCGGTCGGTACATCCAGCACCGGGTCAATGTTCGATGAGCGACCTTCTCGACACGATCGACGAGGCCGCGGCAAGCCTGTTGGACGCCGCTGGGTTCGGTGCTAAGGTGGAGGGCGCCGAGCCGCCGAAGGTCGAATTGTCGGATCGCGTCAAGGCCTTTCAGGCGGTCGTCGATTGGGCCAAGACGCGCAACGTGCTGAAGCCGCCGGAGCGAGGGAAGACCAAGTTCGATGACATCAAGCGACAGTTCAGTGAGACGCCTAAGCGTCGAGGACGTCCCCCAGCGGCCGAGAGCAGTTCCGAACCCGCCGAACCCGGCGCCCCAGACCCCGCCGGTGGAACCGGACTCTTCGACGCATGACACGCTCGTCGCCACGCTCAGGGGAATTGGCTTTATTCTCGCCCCGAAAGCGCTGATGCTGGTGGCTGTTATCTTCGTTTTCACTTTGGCTCTTTACGCGATGCGAGAGCAAACACTCAACAGCCTCTTAATCCTGTGTGTGTTCACTGTTGGCGTGATACTTCCTCTCGTGCTTCTTGATCTTCGTCGTGGGAGAGGTCTATGACCCCGCCAAACCGCACCCTACCGGAGCTAGCCGTAACCTAGCAGGCCGCGCCAGAGACGTATCCATACCATAGTATTGAAAGCAGTCAAGCCCTCTAAAGGCGAAAAGGACAAAATCCGATGCAACTTGTGGGCTCAGGCAATCAGGCCAAGCGCCATCCTCTCTTCACCGCGGACGGCTCAGTTACGACCGGCGGCACGCCGCAGCTAATCTTGCCGGAGACGCCGTCCCGCTCCTTTCTGATGCTGCAGAATGTGTCGGCGGGGCCGCTGTGGTTTGAGTTCGGCTCGGCGCGCGCCACGGCGGCACTGACCAACGGCGCTATCAGTTCGATCACGGTGACGAACGCCGGCTTCAACTTCTCCAAGCCGCCGGTCGTGCGCTTCGCCGGCGGCGGCTATTCGGGAAACACGGCTTTCCTCGGTCTCAATCAGCCGGGCGGCAACGGGCCCAACTCGTCGATCGTCGCCGGGAGAGTCGCGCGCGCCCACTGCGTGATGACCGGCTCGACGCCGAATCTGTCCATTTCGTCGATCGTCATCGATGATCCTGGCGCCGGCTACGTGATCGCACCCTACGTCTTCATCATGAATAGCGATCTCGACCCCTATGGCTGCGCCGTGCCGTCGGCGACGTCGGGCATGCTGCTGTCGGCGGCCAGCGCGCCGCTCATTCTCAACGGCACGTCGTGCCCCACGGATTCGATCGCGATGTTCGGCGGAACGACCGGCTGGGCTTTTCTCTGTCGATGGATGACGTGAGATGAAGAGAATTTTGTTCGCCGCACTTGCAGCGGCTTGGCTCTGCTCGCCGGCGCAAGCTGAGACGGCCTCGGCCTTCACCGTGTCGGCGTGCGGCGGTCAATCGCTGACGGCGTGACGCCTGACCCGACCTACACGCAGCCGGCAATTGGCGAAATCGCGTGACTTGGCTCGCCATCTTCTGGCTCGCTTGTCTCGGCGGCTTTCTGACCCTTTGTGAGCGCGCGCCGCTCGTCGACTGGCCCAATCGAAAGGCTGAGCCATGCATGACCCCTGCTTGCCGCGGGGCGTTGGTGGAGAGAGTGAAATTATGGTAGGCTCGTCGCTATGACCGCACCGCTTCCCGCCGTCTTCGTTCAAGGTCTCGCTGTCGTCTCGAGCGACAACCTGAACACGTTCGTCCAGACGGTGACGAACTTCGCGCAGCTGCGAACCTTCACCGGCCTGACAAGTATGCTGGCGATCGTGCAGGGCGGCGCGTCGCCCGGCGATGGGCTGGGCGGCACGTTCTGGTACAGCGCCGCCAGCGTGGCGACTGACAATGGCGCGACGGTCATCGTGCCGACCGGCGCCGTCTCTGGCGCGTGGCTGAAGCTGGCGACGGTCTACTCCTACCAGACGCCGACGACCGGCTTCTCGATTCAGGTGGCGAACGGCGTCACGTCGCTGCTGCTCGACCCAGCCGGCACGCTCGCGACCGGCGCAGTCATCTTCCCTGTGACGCCGATCGATGGCCAGACACTCAGCATCTCGTCGAGCCAAACTATCACTGCGCTCACGCTAAGCGCGCCGACGGGCCAAACG